CTCGCCAAAGTTTGAGAGCGTGGGGTTTTTTTTATTTCTTAGATTTAAAGACACATCCACAGTTGCGACAGTGCCAGTTGTGTTTCCCTTTTTTACCCACAAATCCAAGCAGAACAAATGGCCAAGCGATAAGCCACCCAATACATCCTATGCAACCATTGAAAGTTTTACGTTCCTGCATCATATACTCAATTTCTTCACTTCCACATTTGGGACAACGTTTTACATATTTAGCCATTATTTTATATTTCCTTTCTTAATTGTGCTAAATTTTTTAAACTTTATAAATATCTACGACTTCCCCGATTGTGCGGATGTCGTCATTTTCTGTTAGATGGATTTCTTCGTAGCTATTATTTAGACTTTGTAAGTACCAAGAGCCATCATAATCTCTTTTTAGCTTTTTAACAAAATTCTTGCCATTTACCTGAAAAATACCAATAGAGTTGACATCAATCTGACTAGTGACCTTGATGAAAAGTAGGTCATTGTCATCTATAAGAGGTTCCATGGAGTCCCCTGCAACCTTAGCGATTGTGTCATAACTTTCAGGCACATCCTCAGCTCTGAGCTTGACTTCCATGTGTAAGTTATCCTCTTGAAAAGTTCCATGACCTGCAGCTACTAAACCCTCAACATAAGCTGTGACAAAATCTTCCTGAGACTTTTCAAAAATGGATAGAGGGGTAGCACTCTCTTGCTCCTCAAGTTGAGCCTGAGCATAATCCAAGACTTTTTCTTGTCTATCTCTTGAGAGTTTGCTATAGACGGGTAAGATCTCAGCCTGATCTAAATCAATCCCGTTAAAATAATCTAAAGGGACATCAAAGAAATCAGCAAGGATTTTGACAGATGAGAGTCTAGGTTCTTCTCTATTATTCTCCCATTTTGAAATTTTACCCTTATTAAAGTTGATAGTGTCAGGATATTCCTTGTTCAATATATCCGCTAACTCTTCAAGAGTTAGATTATGGCTTTTTCTAAGCTCTTTTATTTTATTTCCTATCATTGTTGTTGCTCCTTTTCTATAGATAGAATACCATAAAAGTTGCGAAAACACAAATTTTTTTAAAAAAAATAAAAAAAGTTGTTGACAACGAAAATTAAAAGAGTATAATAGGCTTATAACCAAGTTGCGAAAACGCAACTAAAAAGAAAGGAGATGTCTATGGCAGGTGTATTGGAATTAGATAAACCATACCATAATTTAAAGGGTATCATTGTCTCAAAAGGATTGAAACAGAATGATATTGCTGACAAGTTAGGGATGGATAAGTCTACTCTGAGTGTAAAACTTAACCGATATAAAGGGCGAGATTTTACATTCTCAGAGGCAAGCAAGCTGGCAGAGTTGCTAGGCGTCAAGATGGAGGATTTCTAGCAATATTTTTTTACTCAAAAAGTTGCGAAAACAACAACAAAGAAAGGAGCACAGATGAACGAACTCATAAACGTAACACTTAATGACAACCATGAGCCAGTGGTGTCAGCTAGACAATTACATCAGACACTAGATGTTAAAAAGAGGTTTAGTGCTTGGTTTGAAACAAATTCAAAACTATTCATAGAAAATGAAGATTTTACAAGTGTTCAAACGGGTACAGTTGTAAATAATGGGGCTATCAAACCTCTACAAGATTATGCTTTAAGTTTAGATATGGCCAAACAGTTGGCAATGATGTCTAGGACAATTAAAGGGGCAGAGGTCAGACAATACTTTATACAAGTGGAAAAGGATTTCAATAGCCCTGAGAAAATCATGGCAAGAGCATTGCTCATGGCTGACAAGAAAGTCCACAAGCTGGAGGCTCAGATTGAGGCTGATCGTCCCAAAGTACTCTTTGCTGAGGCAGTAAGTGCAAGTCACACATCTATCCTGGTTGGAGAGCTTGCTAAGCTACTCAAACAGAATGGAGTAGACATGGGAGCTAATCGCTTGTTTAATTGGCTTAGAGCTCACGGATACCTCATCAAGCGCAATGGGCGTGACTGGAACATGCCTACACAAAAGAGCGTAGATATGGGACTCATCAGAGTCAAAGAAACCAGTATCACACACGCTGACGGCCACATCACAGTTAGCAAGACACCACTTGTCACTGGTAAGGGTCAACAGTACTTTATTAACAAGTTTCTAAATCAGGAACTTTTGACAGTTTAACAAAAAAGCCCTCAAATGACGGCTAATCCATTTGAGAGCTAGAAAAATAACTTATGAGGTAATTATACCATGAAATCACAAAAAAAGGAATGGAGACCACGGATAGTAAATATCATGGCAGATGGCTCACAGGTTGACAATCTGTCAGGATACACAATCCCTGCTGGACATTCATACTATGACATCATTTTAGGTACACACAGCCAAGAATTTTAGAGAGAGGGGACACAATATGAGGTATGCAGTATATAATCAGGAACACCCACGAAAACTACACATCACTCAATAATGCTTTCACTCAAGACAAGCAACTAAAACCAGCCACGATTGGAATTTTAGCTGTAATCTTGACCAATAGAGCTGACTGGGTAGTCTATCCTGAGGAAATTGCAAAGCGTCTAGGAATTAGTAGGCGTACTGTGGATGAGCATTTCAAACTTTTAGAAAAAACTGGATACCTGAGAGTCTATCGCTTAGGAATGGGTAGAGGTAAGGGTGTCACAGTCCACAGATTTTTTTCAGATGTGCCTATCTCTGACAGCTACTTTGAATATTTAAAAGAGAATTTAGAGAGGGAGTTATCCACAGGCAAGGGGACAACTTAAAAAATACAGTTGGAAAATATTGCCATGTGTAAAATTGCCATGTGTAAAATTGCCATGTGTAAAATTGCCCTCTAATAAATACTAATTATATAACAAGTACTAACTTAATAATAAGTACTAATAAAACAACAAACTACTACTAATATAAATAAAAGAAAGAGAGTATAAAATCATGACTGATAAAGAACTCATCAAACAACAACAAGAAAAGATTGAACGTATCGAACAGCTACAAGAGGATTTACATAAATTGTCCATGCTTGGATTGTTTACTGCAAAATTTTTAGACTTACCTGATGAGCTAAAACTCTCAATGAACACAATTCATGACGTCTCACATACTATCAAGGATGTATTGAATGGTATGAGTCCAAAAGAGGCTATTGAGAAAAATATGGCAGAAAGTGATGAGGAGGAATAAGGATAATGTGGAATAAATTCAAAGAATTTCTAGGACTAGATGAAATCTTGGCAGACGAGCCAATCCAAGAGCCAAGACAAGAAAAGAGCAATCTAATTGATGTGAGAGCCTTGCAGATTGAAAATCAACTACTAAGAGAAGAAATCAAACTCAAAAACGAGCTACTAAATGAGCTATCACAGGATAACATGTCACTAGGTAGACAATGTCAAGGGTACTCTGAAAAAATCTTTGAGCAACAGAAACTAATTCAGGTCTATCAAGACATGGCAGGGTAGGAGGTGGCACATGGACAGAGGACTATTTGGCACCTTTGACTATGACCGTGATTACTTGCAACCTCCTGAACCAATGGAAGAACGTGACCCAGCTGATTGGGTTTTCAGCGCTGGTCAATGGATTTATGTAGGAGATTGCTAGCCTATGAATAGAGAACACAACGAAAGGTAGAAGAAAATGACAAACAATCAACTTGTAGAAGCAAAAGGGGACTTTCTGACTAACCCTCAGCTACTTAATAGCGGCATTATCAGAAAGTATCTTGACCCGCAAGGAAAAGCTAGTGATGAGGAGCTTGCCTATTTTATAGCTCAAGCCAAAGCCCAAAACCTCAATCCATTTACAAAAGAAATTTATTTTATCAAGTATGGCACTCAGCCAGCCCAGATAGTCACTGCCAAATCAGCTTTTGAAAAGAAAGCAGATAGTCATCCACAATTTGATGGTAAAGAGGCAGGCGTAATCTATCTGTTGGACGGTGAAATTAAATACTCAAAAGGAGCATTTATTCCTAAAGGCGCTGAAATTCTTGGCGGTTGGGCCAAGGTGTACCGCAAAGACCGTACTTACCCAACGGAAACAGAAGTATCTTTTGAGGAGTATGACAATTCTAAAATACGTGCAAGAGTTAAGGAACTGACACAACAGGGGAAAGATGTTACTTATCCAGTGATGAACTCATACGGCAAGCCAATAGGTGAGAATAACTGGGATACTATGCCTTGTGTCATGATACGGAAAGTAGCTCTAGTGTCAGCTTACCGTGAGGCGTTCCCTGCTGAGCTTGGAGCGAGCTATGAGGCTGATGAAATTCAGCTGGATAACACACCTAAAGACGTCACACCTCAAGAGAGCAAAGAGGATGTAATTGCACGCAAGATGGCTCAGATTGAGCAATTTAACAAAGAGCAAGCCCACACAGATCCTGAACCTGCTCAAAGTGAGGAGCCAATCCAGGGCGAGTTGCTAGGCAGTGAACTTGAATATTAGGAGGACAACATGCAAGAATTACAGGTAAAAGTAACACAGGCACAGGTTGAAATCATTGATCGTGAGAAATTTGAACAGAATATCAATGAGGTAGTGACTAAGTATCAAAACTACACGGTCACGGCCTCAACCATCAAGGATGACAAGCAAGTACTTGCCAATCTACGCAAACTAGACAAGCAAGTCTCTGATGAGCGTATTCGTAACAAGAAAATACTTTCAGAGCCTGCTGATGAGTTTGATAAGTACATCAAGCAAGCCATCCAGCCATTAAAAGACATCATTGAAAAAATTGATGTAGATGTCAAAGAATTTGAAAACCATCAAAAGATGGTCAGACTGGATACAGTCAAGGCATACATCTCAAACAAGTCAGCTGAGTACATGATAGACCCTAGAGTCTTTGATGAGAAAGCTACAGAATACATCAAGTCTAGTGATTTCATGGCAGATGGGATGACGCTCAAAAAAGCAACTATGAAAAGCCTTGATGACATGGTTACGTTTGAATTTCAGAAACAGCAAGAGCTTGAGAAATCTAAATCAGCTATTTCAGGCCTCTGTGCGGAGTATGGGATGACTGACTCTCCTTATATCAGAATGTTAAGAGACTTGACCCTTGCTGAGGTCTTTGAGCAAATTAAAGCTGATTATGAGTTTCAAAAGCAAAAACAAGAGCTTGAACGTGCAAGACAAGAACTTGAACAAGCTAGTCAGCCAAAATCAACAGAGACCCCAAAATTTGACCCTGAGACAGGCGAAATCTTGGACGGTGGGGAATTATCCCGAAATGAGCATAACGCTCTCAGAGAGGCTGAAAATAGCTTAAAACGATATACCCAAAAAATGACTTTAGAGGTATATCTTGTAGACACAGCTGATAAAGACCATTTCAAAGCTACGCTTGAGCAGGCTGGATACACAGTCAAGCATAATTACAAGGTTAGTGGTTATCAACGTATCGAACCTTTGACACAGGATGAGCTCAATGAGCAGAACGGGTGGTAAATATGGAGATTAGAAAAGTATCTGACAGTATTTCAATCTACTCAGACGGTAAGAGATTACAAGTCATCCATGGCTTAGGAGATGAGTTTATTTTAGATTTCAAGATAGAGCAAGATGATGTATGGAATCTTGATGGACAAGTCTTGGAAATTATCAATAATCTTGAGCCAGTATTCAAAATTTGTGGCTTTTGCTCAAAAGCTGGAGAGGATATGCACAGATTAAGATGGGCTATTCTACAATTTGAGGAATTTGAACGATATATCAAAGACAATCAGGATGAGCTGCTGAAATGGTGGCACAATCCAGGGAGGAAAGTAAATGATAAATAATGTAACACTGATAGGGAGGCTTGTAGCGCCTCCTGACCTACGAAAAACGCCTAACAATGTATCTAGCTTGCAGGGCACACTTGCAGTCAATCGCAATTTCAAGAATGAAAATGGAGACCGTGAGGCTGATTTTATCCAATTTCAGGCATGGAGAGGCACAGCTGACATCATTGCTCAGTATTGTAGCAAGGGCTCACTTATTGGCCTCACAGGGCGCTTACAAGTGAGGTCTTATGAAAAAGACGGTCAGCGTCGATATGTGACCGAAGTAGTCGCTGAGCGGTTCCAGCTTTTGGAAAGTAAGGGAGATAATCAAGGGCAAGCTCAACAAAATGCAGCCCCTAACTTTGCAAGAAATAACAATCAGCAAGGGGTTACAAATCCGCTTGATATTTCAGATGATGATTTGCCATTCTAGGGGGTATTGATGACAGATAGAAAAATGACTGTCTGGGCATTGTTTGATAGTGGGAACGGCAGCTATACAAAAGGCGTAAACGCCCTGAATAGTTCGGGGGGGG